AAAGCTTATCATCCAGCGGGACCGGGCGTTCGCCCCCACGTTCGACACGTGGAACATGCCAATGGCATGATAGTCCCTTAGCTACTACGTAGCCTCCAATCCTCCTGAGAGGGGTGAACATGTCAGAATCCTTTACAGGACGGAAGGGCGTGGTGACCTTAGGTCGCTTCAGCCATGCTGCAAGTTCTATCGCAGCATATTTCTCAATCTTCTGTCTGTATTGGAACCTACAGTACCGGAACAAATAGGTACCGTGTTCACTCTTATCTATACGCTCTAACTGGAACGTATAGTGATTTTGGAACCGTTGAATATCGTGAGATATCTTCAGGCCAGCATCATCAGGAAAATAGCTAGGCACAAGCTTAATCTTGATCTTGTGCTTAGTAAAATAGGAAAACAGCAAACGCCAGAGCTCCTTATCGTACATATATGATAACGATCCAAAGTACATTGTGTACCTTGTGATTAAACCGTTAAATATAATATACAACCAGGGTTCCAGCGTCGACAGCTTCCTATTATGAGGGGCCCTCAAGTTAAAGGGCCTAACGTCGTATCCTGCGAGGTAATCACCTCCACAAGACTCTCTGAACCGCTCGGACCCGTAGAAGGATTTCTCCTTGTTTACTACGAACCCGATCGACTCCATACAGTCCATAAAAGGCACTGCAGCGGAAGTCGGCACGATGCAATCGTCGCCAAAGACTGAGACACAGTTTAAATCTTTCCACTCGGGAAAGAGACTGTTACCCGGTTTTGACGATAGAATTACAGCGTGAGCGTATGTCCAGAAGACGAGCGTCTCTAATGGGAATGTTGTTGCATTTCCCATTGTACTGATCATGTGCAGTTCCTTGTATACGCCATTAAATGACGCACGGGGACACCGTACACTTTCAATAACCCTAAACCACGACGGAGGAAGAATCCAACGAAGCAGTTCGATCGAAACACAGTCAGAAGCGGAGGTGAAGTCAATAGTGGCTAACTTGCCAGTTATTGATCCCACCCGCGCCAATTCCTTATGCAACGTAGGGAGAGAAGTAACGTCTAAACCCACCTTAACTAAACGATTATACATCATTGTCATAAGGCCTTGCTGCAAATACATATTCGCAGTAGGCTCTACGCAAATCATACGTCGTTTAGTGGTAGTTTTGTCGACAGTAGTAGCTCTAGACCCCTCCTCAGTTCTGTACTTATCACCAAGGTGATAATCGCTATTTAAGTTCTTAATAGCGTCTTGCAATTGAAAGTCAAAAGCAAGGTAAGCATCGAACAAAGGTTGGACCCGCATAGTGGCAGATATCGGATAAGTGAATTTTCTCTTTTGAGATGTGTCAGTAAAAGGCACACCTATAGAGGACCCACCGGAGTTTTTACACTCGGTGAACCATTCATCTACCGAAAAACTACCTAGGACAAAGTGTGCTAATGCACGGGCCCGTAGATGGATTTTATCCATGTACGGGGAAGTTGACTGGATTCTAGCTTTAGCATGGGGTAACTCATTCAAGAGACCCTCATTGACTAATTGCATAGAACAATTTATAGCATCAAAAGTTGTAAAAGTTTGATGCTCCAGTAACTCCTTGTCTTGAGTAGTTGCGCAGTATTTTTTAAGTATTTCTGCGCTTTGCCGCTTCTTAGCAAAAGTAAGCGGGAGAGGTGCGTCGTACACTTGTGTGACGTCCCTCAGGTCTAGCTGTAGTGCCTGACTAATCTCAGCCGAGATGTTATCAGGGTCAAAGAGCGGTTGCTTTTTGTTGTTACGGCGTTTCTCATTCATGGAGATCTCCAAAGATTAAGAAGTACAAACGGTTAGATGTGACAGATCAATTGGTATAAAAATTCCGGAAATGATTCCGGATACCAATGACAAATGATCTGCAACACCCAGTCTATAGAACTCATGATTAAGCTACAGTCTGCTTTTTCCAGAAATCTCCAAAATCGGAGTCATGGATAAGCTGTGCAGCGGTCACGAGCATACTATCAATCTCAGCATCAGTGGTTTCATGATCCACTGCAAGTTCGATTTTCATAGTATTAATGGTATAAGAACCATTATCTAGTAGCAACGGTACACGAAGTATCGCAGAGCTACGCGCCTGGGTATAGCCGTTCGGAGAACCACTATTGACTTTAGGGTCTTTGGTACTGAACACAACAGTTTGTTGTGCCACGAACTCGGCATTATTGTCGAGTATTAATACGTGGTTATTCAGCCCTTGGCCCTTTGAAATCAAGCCAGTAGCGGTACCGCCAGTTGTTGCAACAGTTCCATCAACGTTGATGGATGCAGTTTCTAAAGGCATAATATGCACCTTTTAAGTTTAGTTTAAGTTTAAGCTAACGCAAATTGCCTATAATAAGGGCAAGAAGGTCAGCCACCTTTACCGCATCATCTACCAACCCTGTAACATTTAGTTTCGGGTAAGTATCTGAGAACGATGGAGTCCAAGGAGTCCGTGTATACGTAAAATCTTTATATATACGAGTTTCACCTTGGACAGACCCACTGTACGTATCCGACTTTATGTCGGTCAACTGTATAGCATCAATTGACTCGACTTTGGTCGTTTCTGATGCAGCGAGGATCTTAACATTTGGATCAGCTAGGTTCACCACACCTTTTACAAAGGAGGTGACATCATACATCCGGTCCACCATAAACGAATAAGGTATAATTTGCCAAATCGTTGATGGTATATCTTTGTTCCGGAGTCCTAGCTTCCAACGCCAATCATGTACTGGGTTTGAAACCGTATACATGATTTGGTACCTCTTCTGAAGGGTCCTGGACCGGTTGCAAGAAAAACTGACAACCGAGGAACCAGCATCGAAGTCCGCATCGCCATTACTTTCATCACGTGCATCTTCATGATGTCGCGCATGACGGCGATCCGGTTTAATCGGTACTACTGAGTTATATGCCTCAAGGCCGTCCCATACAGATCGTACGAGGGGCGAGAAGGCAAACCGGTACTCAAGCCATACTTGTGACACTGCTTTCGCTCGTGTCATAGTCGACTTTTTGTAAACTCCGGTAACATCCTTTTGGAACGATTTACTCAGTTTCATAATGGAACCAATTGGGTTCTTCAGGAAGCGCAATGTTTCCCGAATTTCCAAGACGTCTTCACCAAACTCATATGGAGTATTATCGATGGAAGCGATGCAGCGTGCCTTACCGTTAAGCTTAAGCTTAGGGTCTGGTGCTGCAACTTTAGTACGGGGGTCCCGATTGTTACCAAGCATTTGCTTAGCAGTCATGGGTCCCGACCAAATCCATCCTCCGAGGCCTGTAGTATTTTCAAAGCCTCCACTACCAGTACCTATTGATTCTAAGGTATAGTGGTGATATGAACAGGGATTATTAATGATGGCACCACGGTTTATCTTTCTTTGATAATCCGCAGTCACGACATCAACCATTTCTTCCGTTTCAAAGTCGGTAGTATAGGGCCCATATGAATCACCTTCAAGGTGGCTCAGGTCCCCATAATACGTCCGTTCTGCACTAGACTCAATTGGGTCAGTGTTACGGGATCGGTTGCGTGTCTTACTCATCTTCATTTCTCCTGTGTTAAGATCACGAAGCCCG